TGTCCGTACACCTCTGTCCGTACACCTCTGTCCGTACACCTCTGTCCGTACACCTATGTCCGTACACCTATGTCCGTACACCTATGTCCGTACACCTGTGTCCGTACACCTATGTCCGTACACCTGTGTCCGTACACCTGTGTCCAGACATGTGTGCAGGGGTCGCGTAGCATCGGGCATCGGAGCGCCGCGCGAGCAAGCCCCCGGCTAGGGCCGACGCAATAAACAAAAATTGCAGCAGGGGCCACAAACAATTTTTTTTTTGCTACAACTTTCACCCTATAATTTGCAGCATGAAATCTATCGTCATCGAACCCCGCCCCGCGCTTACAGCAACGGAAGCGCGTTTAGAAGCGATCTATAAAGCCGCTAAACGCGGCTTGAAAGGCGACAACCTTGCGGTAACCGCAGGAATGCTGCCCGAAGATTATCGAAGGCTCACTCAAAACGACCCGCTCGCAGCGTTTGCGGAAATGCGGGGCCGCGCAGACGGCGAGTTGGAAGCGTCTGAACAATTGCATGCCGCAGCGGCGCAAGGAGATGCTAAAGCTGCCGCGTTTATCCTGACCCACGCCCACGGTTGGGTCGGCAAGCAGCAATTGCAGATTACGCAAACCACCATCAGCATCACCGCCGCGCTTGAACAGGCCCAACAGAGACTAGAGCATGCAGAAGCCAATCTACGACCCGGAAGGGGAACAGTTATTGATGTCGAGGCTATGGAGCCTCGCGGACGATCCTGAGAAGTTCGTCCTGTTCGCATTTCCGTGGGGCCAACCTAACACCCCTCTCGCGGCGCATTCAGGGCCGCGCAAATGGCAGCGCGAGGTGCTGCGCTCCGTTACGGAGCATATCCGCGAAAACAAGGGCGCGCTGCAAATGGATACGCTGCGCCAAGCCGTTGCGTCAGGCCGAGGTATTGGCAAGTCGGCACTGGTCAGTTGGTTAATCCTGTGGATGCTCACGACGCGCATCGGGTCGAGCGTGATCGTGAGCGCCAACAGCGAAGCGCAGTTGCGCTCGGTCACTTGGGGCGAGTTGACCAAGTGGACGACCATGCTGATTAACTCGCACTGGTGGGAGATCAGCGCAACCAAGCTGATGCCAGCGCAGTGGCTGACTGAACTGGTCGAGCGGGACTTGAAGAAGGGCACCCGCTACTGGGCCGCAGAGGGCAAGCTGTGGTCGGAAGAGAACCCTGATTCGTATGCGGGTGTTCACAACATGGACGGCATGATGCTGATCTTTGACGAGGCCAGCGGTATCCCTGACCCGATATGGTCGGTGGGGGCTGGCTTCTTCACAGAGAACATCCTCGACCGCTACTGGTTTGCCTTCAGCAACCCCCGGCGCAATCAGGGCTACTTCTTTGAGTGCTTCAACAGCAAGCGCGACTTTTGGCAAACCAAGAACATTGACTCGCGCACAGTTGAAGGAACGGACAAACAGGTCTACGCTCAGATCATCGCCGAGTATGGCGAAGACAGCCCACAGGCGAAAGTCGAGGTGTATGGTGAGTTCCCGGCCCAAGGCGACGATCAGTTCATCTCGCCGCGTATGGTGGACGATGCGTTTGCTCGGGAGCGGTATAACGACCTCTCCGCGCCTATCGTCATCGGAGTTGACCCCGCCCGAGGGGGCACTGACTCCACCGTCATCGCAGTCCGACAAGGACGCGACCTCATCGCGGTCAAACGCTACCACGGCGACGACACCATGACCGTTGTGGGGCACGTTATTGAGGCAATCGAGGAATTTAAGCCCACGTTAACGGTAATTGACGAGGGTGGACTGGGCTACGGCATCCTTGACCGGCTGACTGAGCAGCGTTACAAGGTCAGAGGGGTTAACTTCGGCTGGAAAGCCAAGAATCAGATCATGTGGGGTAACAAAAGGGCCGAATTGTGGGGCGAAACCCGCGAATGGCTCAAAACTGCGGCCATAAAGGCTGATCGGGCGCTTAAAAACGACCTAACTGGGCCGAAAACCAAGCCCGACAGCAGCGGAAAGATATTTTTGGAGTCCAAAAAGGACATGAAAGCTCGCGGATTGGCCTCTCCTGACGCTGCTGACGCAATTGCAGTCACTTTTGCGTACCCGCTGGCGCACCGAGAGTACAATAAGCCCCTGCCCCGGCGATCAATGGCCCCCGGAGCGGTCACTAACTCTTGGATGGGTTCATGAGTAAGGAAATGCTCGATACGATGCGAAGCCGCTTCGAAACGGCTAGTGCAGCGTACTCAGACTCACGCGAAGATGAGTTAGACGACCTTCGCTTCATGGCTGGCTCGCCTGACAACCAGTGGCAATGGCCTGCTGACGTACTGGCGACTCGCGGCTCGCTGCAAGGTCAGTCCATCAACGCGCGGCCCTGCCTGACCATCAACAAACTGCCCCAGCACGTTCGACAGGTCACCAACGACCAGCGTCAGAACCGGCCCAGCGGCAAGGTCATCCCCGCAGACGACAAAGCCGATCCCGAGGTCGCTGAAATCTTCGACGGCATCGTGCGCCACATCGAGTACATGTCGGACGCTGATGTCGCCTATGACACCGCCTGCGAGAACCAAGTCACCTACGGAGAAGGCTACATCCGTTTGCTGACCGAGTATTGCGACGAGAACTCATTCGATCAGGACATTCGGATCGGGCGAGTGCGTAACAGCTTTAGCGTCTACATGGATCCGATGATCCAAGACCCCTGCGGGTCAGACGCGCAGTGGTGCTTCATCACCGAAGACCTGACCAAGGCTGAGTATGAGCGTCTGTACCCGGACGCAGCCCCCGTCACCAGCATCATGCAGCAAGGCGTGGGCGACCAGTCGTTGTGGATGACCGAGGACACGGTTCGCATCGCCGAGTATTTCCACATCGAGCATTCCAAGGAAACGCTCAACCTGTACCCCGGCAACGTGGCCTACTTTAAGAACACACCCGAGGACAAGCAGATGCAGATGATGGGTGTTAAGCCCATCAAGTCGCGTGAGGCTGACCGCAAAAAGGTCAAGTGGTGCAAGACCAACGGTTATGAGGTGTTGGAAGAACGCGACTGGGCAGGCAAGTGGATTCCTGTCGTTCGCATCGTTGGCAATGAGTTTGAAGTCGATGGGCAGATGTACATCTCGGGTCTTGTGCGTAACGCCAAAGACGCGCAGCGGATGTACAACTACTGGGTAAGCCAAGAAGCAGAGATGCTGGCGCTGGCCCCCAAAGCGCCGTTTATTGGCTACGGTGGTCAGTTTGAAGGCTACGAACAGCAGTGGAAGACCGCTAACACTAACAACTGGCCCTATCTTGAGGTCAACCCCGATGTTACTGACGGGCAAGGTGGTGTACTGCCGTTGCCCCAACGAGCAATGCCTCCGATGGCGCAAACAGGGCTTATCCAAGCCAAAATGGGCGCTGCGGACGACATCAAGGCGACCACGGGGCAGTACGACTCAAGCATCGGCGCTACGTCGAACGAGCGGTCGGGTAAAGCCATTTTGGCTCGGGAACGCCAAGGCGACACGGGCACCTATCACTTCGTGGACAACCTTGCGCGAGGCGTAAGGCACATCACGCGACAGATCGTCGATCTGATCCCGAAGATTTACGACACGCAGCGCATCGCCCGGATCGTGGGGCTTGACGGTGAAACCGAGATGGTCAAGATCGACCCGGATCAGCAAGAGCCGGTGCGTGAGGTCAGCCCCGGGGAGAAGATTTACAACCCCAGTGTCGGCAAGTACGACGTTGTGGTGACCACTGGCCCTTCCTACATGACCAAGCGTCAGGAGTCGATGGAGGCTATGTCGCAGATTCTGCAAGGCAATCCCGCGTTGTGGGCGGTCGCTGGCGACCTGTTCGTCAAGAACATGGACTGGCCGGGGGCTGCGGAGATGGCCGAGCGGTTGCGTAAGACCATCGATCCGAAGCTCATGGAGGATCAGGACGATCCGGCGCTGCAAGCTGCCAACCAGCAGATCGAAGCGATGGGGCAACAGATGGAGCAGATGCACCAAATGCTCCAAGGCGTCAGCAACTCGATGGAGTTTCAAGAGTTGCGGATCAAAGAGTACGATGCTGAGACTAAGCGAATCAGCGCGGTCGCAGCGGGTATGCAGCCTGAGCAAATCCAAGAGATCGTCATCCAAACGCTGCGCGATGTGATGGAGCTTGGTACGCCGATGCCGGAGATGCCCCCCGAAATGATGCCCCCCGAAGGAATGCCTCAATGAGTTGCGCTGACTTCGTAGGGGCGCTGTTTTTGGCGCGAGATGTGGCGCACAGCGTCCATCTGAACACTCGCTCATACGCCAAACACATGGCGCTCAATGAGTTCTATGACGGCATCGTAAGCTTGACCGACAAGTTTGCTGAAGCCTATCAGGGCCGACATGGCTTGATCGGGCCGATTACGCTGAAGTCGGCTCGCAAGACCACCAACATCTTGGAGTTCTTGCAGGATTCGCTTGCCGAGAT